TATTATTTACCCAACTGATCCACTTAAGTACACAGACCATACAGGTACATTTGCATTTAGTGATACAATCAACTTTGAAAAGATTATCAACTTTCGCAAATCATTGTTAAAGGCGTTTGAAACAAATATCTATGATATGATTGTGTGTAATACGCAGGAAGCAATGACTGCGGCGTATGCCATGACTGTCAACAAGTATATTCCGGTAGTATTCTATACACATTTACATAGTATGATTTTTCGTGAAAGTCAAGGCAGTGATGTGTTTTTGGATAGTTATCATAACTTCTATAACAAGCATATGGAGTTTACTGATATCATCATTGGTACACAAAGTAAAAAGAACATAGATGAATTAACTAAGTTTGGTGCAACTAACTGTGCATTATTGCGTATGCCAATGAGTGAGCGAGGATTACTTGAATCTTATACAGGACCTCGTAAAGGTGTGTTGTTTATTGGTAGATGGGAAGAGGGTAAAAATCCTGACGCATATATTCGTGCAATGAAAGAATGTCAATTACCTTGCAAAGTTATGACTAATAGCAACGGTGAAAAGAAATTTATCAAAGCATTTGAAGAAGCTGGTATAACTGATTACGAAATTAAAGCAGGTATCACTGGTCAAGAAAAGGTTGACTTTATTAAAGGATGTAGTGTATTCTTTATGCCTAGCTTGCGTGAGAACTATCCGTTTGCATTCTTAGAATGTTTAGGTCATATGCAAACTGTGGTGTTAGATTCACAAGATTGGTCAGATAATTTTAGAGATGACTTTTTTCATAAGGTAAATATCAAAGATGCCAGTACTCGCATTAAACAAATATACGGAACCAATCAGTCAGAAGGTGCATTGGTTTATATTCGTATGTTAGATGAACTAGTGGCTGAAGGGTGGATACAGTTTTTAGATAACTTTGTCGGCAAGCAGAGCAATACAAATTCTGCCAAGATTAACACATATGAAACAATAAAGTATAGTGATTACATCAAAGATTTAAAGCGTAGTCATTTGGCACGTGAAGATTTTGAATCCGTATTAGCGAATAGATACAAATTTATCAATGTATGGTATACTGATGATAATTCTTACCTAAGTAAAGACCCAAGTTTTAAACCAAAAGAAGAGGAAGTAGGCGCAAGTCTATTTGAATTTATATGAAGAAAATTTTAATCACAGGTAACTCAGGCTACATCGGTAGTCATCTAACTAAATTGTTAGAGGATACGTATGAGTTATACGGGTTAGACACAATGAACCCTAGAGTAGATATCAAACATTTTATTAATTGTGATATCAGAACTATGCATTACCTTCAAGGAGAGTATGATGCAGTAATACATTTGGCTGCACTAGTAAATGTAGGTGAGAGTGAGAAGATGCCTAGTAACTACTATATGACCAATCTAACAGGAACTCTCAATGTATTGAATGGTATCAAGACAAAGAATTTTATATTTGCAAGTACTGGTGCCGCAGAGTATTGTCAAAGTGCATATGGCACAAGTAAGAAAGCAGCCGAAGATTGTGTTCGTGAATACTGTACAAAAAACAATGTGCCCTATACTATCTTTAGATTTTACAATGTGATTGGTAGTACTGTAGTAGAACCTACTAATCCAGATGGATTATTCTATAATTTGATTCGTGCTATTCGTACCAAAGAATTTACTATATTTGGTAATGACTATGATACAGTTGATGGCACTTGTGTGCGTGATTATGTTCATGTTATGGAAATATGCGAAGCACTAAAATTAGCGATTGAGCAACCTTCCAATGACATGGAATGCTTAGGACACGGAGTAGGACACACTGTAGGTGAGATTGTAAATCTATTTAGGGAAGTAAATGATATCAAAAACATTGACTTATTGACCAAAATAGGACCACGCAGACAGGGTGATTTGCCCATAAGTGTTTTAGGCAATCCTAGTTCCTACATGAAAAAGATGTATGAATTCAGAGACTTATTAAAAGTTGACAAATAATCAATTATCTGCTACACTCTTGTACATGACTACACCTATCAAACGCATCGGCTTTGCGTGTAAATTTGCCGAAATCAACAAGAAGGGCGAGATCGCCAGTGTCGAGGGTCTTAACACTGGGGGTACCACTATGGCATGGGCTAAACGCAATAAGCGTAATCTTGTAGAGGAAAAGATTATTGATGTTGCTAAGAAAAACATTCTTAATACCCATGCACTAATTAAGAAAGTAGCAAGTCTACCCGAACCATTGCGTATGTTGCGTATCACTAGTGATATGTTAAGTTTTTACACACATGAGGATTACACTGAATTCTGGCAATCCACCGACGTTCAAAATCAGCTTGCACATTGGTTTGCCCCATTGGGTAAGACTGCTAGGGAAAACAATGTACGACTAAGTTTTCACCCAGATCAATTCGTAGTATTAGCAAGTGATCGTCCAGAAGTAGTAAATAAGAGTATAGAAGAATTTGAATATCATTGTGACATGGCTCGCTGGATGGGATATGGTCAGAAATTTCAAGACATTAAAATTAATGTACATATCTCTGGTCGTGCTGGCCCCGATGGTATCAGAAAAGCCTATGAAAGACTCTCGCCGGAAGCGAGAAACACACTTACAATTGAAAACGAGGAGATTACACATGGTTTACACACAGTTCTTGAAATTGCAGATTTGGTTCCAATCGTATTGGACATTCATCATCACTGGGTTAACAGTGGAGAATATATTGACCCGAATGATGACCGCGTTAAAATGGTCATTGATAGTTGGAGGGGGAATCGGCCTACTATGCATTATTCCGTCAGTCGTGATGATGTACTTACAGGCCATTCCAGATCATGTCGCCCCGCTCTTATTCCGTTGATAGAGAGTGGTCACAATAAGCAAAAACTACGTGCCCATAGTGACTTCTATTGGAATGACGCAGTAAATGATTGGGCATTGACATTCTTAGATAACTTTGATATAATGTGCGAATCGAAGGCAAAGAATCTTGCCAGCTTTAAATTATACGAGAAAGCAAAAGAAAATGGGTATATTTGATAGATTTAAAAAGAAGCCAGTAGAACAGGTAGTAGAGTCTGTTCAGGTTTTACCTGAGCCAACGGCAACTCCAAAAATGCCTAAGGTAAAGAAACCACGCAAGCCCAGAGTAAAGAAACCTACTGTAGAATTGTCTGCTAAAGAAAAGGCTACACAAGCAGGAGAGCCCTATGTTGCTGTAGTTAGTATGGAACTTGATCCTGGAAATATCAATGCAGGCGCATTTGAGTTGGATTGGAATGACAAATTCATTCTCAATTTGATAAGAGCGGGTTATAAAATGCGTGATGATGATACCGACACTATGATAGTCGATAGATGGTGGACTGCAATTTGCAGGAATATTGCTTTAGAAGTATATGAACAGGCCCAAGCTGATCCCTTAAACCGAGACATTCGTCCTGTGCAACAACGGGATCTAGGAAATGGGCGCACAGAGGTTAGTTAATTAACTTATTAACATTAAAACAAACAAAAGTATTAAGTTTTTGGTTGACTTAATATCTGTAGTCGTGTATACTACGTACTTCTTTGACTACTAAGTAAGAGCCGATATGCTTATGAAAACTAACCGTGAATTCACTTGTAAATATCCGATGGATAAAGACCAACGTGAATTTCTACATGATAATATTTTGAATTATGCTGAGTTGATGCTTACTACAGGCAACCCTCATATGCTATTGGGTACAGCAAACACCGGCGCTGGTAAGACTTTTGTAATTAGTAACTATTTGATTCCTAGCCTTGTTCGTCTACAAATTCCGGGTGTTAAATCTTTACGTAATTTTTTAATCATTGCGCCACCGCGTGAAGTACGTGATGACATTTGGGAAACATTAGAAAACTTAGACTACAAAACTATTGACGGTCTTACTGTTTGTGTCTATGAAGAAAAAGATTTACTAGATGTAGCGAATAGTAAAAAATCTCTCAAAGGTGATGTAAACATTTTAGTCGTGACAAATGCATGGTTTAATAAGAATCACAAAAAGATTCATAAGAACCCTAATATCAAGTTTGATTGTATTATCAATGACGAAGCGCATTATGCAAACGGTGTCCCTCATATTGATGATATGAAAGTTTCGACAGGTGCAAAAAACAATCAAGCAAAACTTACTACTTTTCATAATTTAGATGCATTGCGTGAAAATGGATCATTAGTGATTCAGTTCACAGCTACCCCAACCGTGAGTCAGACTGGTGTTACATATCACGGTAGTATGACTTACTGGCCACTACCAGTAATGCCGTTTAACCCATTGACTATGCCGTTTGTGCATTTCTTGCCATCAACATTAGACAACAGTTATAGTACTATTTTTTCTTGGTATAAAAATCATGTTAATGTAATTAAAGATTTGCAAAATTCAATTACACAAGAAACATGGGATTTAGTTACTACAAATAGTCCAATTCGTAAGATGATGCCAGCAGTTTCGATCCGTGTCGGTAATGTCAACGCAAAGGAAGACCGAGCAAAAACATGGGATGACTTGGAAACTACAGTTCGTAATGATTGTACCAAAGAAAATTGGGACTTGGTTGACTTAATTGATACTTTAGAGTATGATGGTGTTTACACTAAAAATACGCTTGATGCTATTAAAATGGCTAACAGTCCAGAAAAAGAAAATCGCCCAACAGTTTTTGTCGTTAAGAATAAATTTATGATGGGTGCCAACTTGCCTCGTTTAGCAGTATCAGGTGTTGTTCGTAATCCAAGTCAACAATTAGTGGAAAACAATTGGGTTCAGTTTTATGCACGTACAAGTCGTTTACCTTACTTCCGCAATCACGAAGATGCCCGTAATTATATTTACAGCCTGCCAATCAATCATCAACAAAAATATTTCCTGTGTTTGTTGTATGTATATATGAGCAGTGCAGTATGTATCGTATTGACTGAAAGTACCTTGTTATCCGAAAAAGTTGTCAAAGCATACAGTGATGGCAAATGGACAGTTCAAAAAGGTCTTAGTTATTTCTTAGACAACTTGAAGACAGGTTACTATAATACTGAGCAATTTGGAAGCAGTATTCGTGCAAATCGTAGGTTCGATGACTATATTAAATCTGAATATTGCACAGGGTGTCCTACTGGAACAAATGGATTACCTAATTGCTTAATGAATCATTATGCGGTTTATTGTCAAAATTACGGTGATATAGACTTTGAGACATTTTTAACTGGACAATGCAACATGATTGACGGTGAGCATAAAGATGGTAACCGCTACAATAACTCAGTAGAAAATAGAGTCGGGGTTTGTTCTAACGTCCATCGTATTAAAACTTTCTTACACAAAGACCACTTGACTAGATATGTAAATGGGCAGCCTGGCGTTGACAAAATCTAAATATACGTTTATATTTAAGGTTTAAACTTAAAAGGAATTCTAATGGCAACTACCTTAAATTATTTGAAATGTTCAATGCCAAACTGTCATAAAACGGTTGGTCAACATAATAAAAAAAGTAATAAGAACAAACAAGTTTGTTCAGCACACAGGACTTACCGTAAACATGAGGTTGATCAATGGAAATTAAATAGCGGTTGTGCTAACAAAAATGGGCAGTATGGATTTCCATGCGGGGCAAAGATAATCACACATCCTGCACAATTAGATATCAATCATATTGACGGGATCAACTCTAACAGAGATCCTAAAAATATTGAAGTTTTGTGTAAGCTATGTCACCCGATAGTCACATTAGCTAATGAGCATCATCTAACTCCCACTGAATCTAGGAGGGCAAAATTACTTGATACAAAATTATTTGACTTTGGGTAATACAAGTTTGACAAAATCTAAATATACGTATATAATACACACATGAAATACGCACTCATTGATACCGCAAACACTTTCTTCCGTGCTAGACACGTTGCAAGCCGCAACTCTACACTAGAAGAAAAGATCGGAATGGCCTTGCACTTGACACTTGCTAGTGTTAATCAAGCAGTAAAACGATATGGAATTGACCATGTTGTATTCTGCTTGGAGGGGAAATCATGGAGGAAGGCCGTATACGAACCTTACAAAAAGAATCGTGTGGTTGATGCAATGTCAGTCACTGAGGCTGAAAAAGAAGAAAACACCATGTTTTGGGAAACTTACGAAAAGTTCACCACTTTCATCAAAGGGAAAACCAACGTCAGTGTCCTACGTCATCCTCAAGCAGAGGCTGATGACTTGATTGCCCGATTCATTCACTTGCACCCAGAAGATACACACTATATAATTTCAACCGACAGCGATTTTGTACAGTTAATTGCACCAAATGTCAATCAATATCAGGGGGTAGCAGGTGAACTTATCACTCTAGAGGGATACTTCAAAGAAAATGGCAAGCCAGTTATTGATAAAAAAACTAAACAGCCTAAACTGTTAGAAGATCCTGAGTACTTACTGTTTAAGAAAATTATCCGCGGTGACGCAGGCGACAATGTATTCACTGCATATCCCCGTGCCCCTGAGAAAGGTAGTAAGAATCGTGTCGGCATTCGTGAGGCATTTGAGGATCGTAATGCGCAGGGCTTCCGATGGAACACGTTCATGCTACAACGCTGGCTTGACCATAATAATCAAGAACAAGTAGTGCGTGATTGCTATAACAGGAATCGGATGTTGATCGACTTAACAGCACAACCC